TCCTGCTAATGCCTGCATATCGTTACTGATTTTACTGTCGGTAATACGTGCATAAATTTGTGTAGTGCGAATATTGGTATGACCGAGCATTTTGCTAACTGTCTCTATTGGAACGCCTTTAGCCAATGTAATCGTGGTGGCAAAACTATATATCTCAAAAGCAATAACGGGATAAACGATGTAACCTGCTGACAGAATGGAGTAATACGCACAAAAACGCTTGACATTGCAACTTGCTTAAAAAGCAGATTAAAGCGAAGTTAAGCGAGAGTTCCGTTACTTATCCATTACCCTTTTTGGTTCGGATAATGAAAAAGTGGAACAGCTTAACTGCTGATAAGACAACTACTTTTACCAAAAAGAATCGGAAATTTTCGAGCTTTGGGAATAAAAGTAGAAAATACTATCAAAAGTTGATTGTTATTCGCTGAAATACTGCATTTTGCACGCCGTCAAATAACTCTACAATTAGTAATTTTAAATCACTAAAAAAAGAGTTATGAAACATGCATTAAAGGTTCTGTTCTACCTCAAAAAGAACGAAGCAAAAGAAGATGGAATGTGTCCGGTAATGGGACGAATCACAGTGGGTAAAACGATGGTACAGTTTAGTGCCAAGATGAATGTATCCGTATCCCTTTGGGATACTCCTTCGGGACGAGCAAACGGCAAAAGTAGACCAGCCACAGAGCTAAACCGAAACTTAGACAAAATCAACGTGTCTATCAATGCCCACCACAAGGAAATCCTGGAGAATAAAGGGCAGGTCACAGCAGAGCAAGTGAAAAATGCCTTTCAGGGCATCGCCACCGAGCAGGAAACATTGGTCAGGTATTTTGTGCGCTACAACCAGGAGTTTAAGAAACGTGTCGGTATTAACCGGGAGGTGAGCACCTACCAACAATATGATATTTCACTCAAACATCTGATTAAATTCCTCCACAAGAAGTACAACCTGTCTGACATCCCATTTAACTCACTAGACTTTTCATTCATTACATCCTACGACTTCTACCTGCGTGTTGAATTACATCGTAAACCCAACACCATTTTGGGTATTACCCGCACAATGCGCAGGATGATAAAACTTGCCATCCATGAAGGTATTATTACCCGTGACCCATTCGATGGTTATACTCCCGAACGACCCAAAGCTGAACAAAAATACCTTACCCGTGCCGAGTTGGATAAAATAATGACCACTCCGCTGGATCATCCGAACCGATACCTTACCCGGGATATGTTTCTGTTCTCCTGCTTTACAGGCTTAGCCTTTCGGGATATGTGTAACCTGACCCAAAAGAACCTTGTTAGAGCCGATGATGGTGTTTTATGGATAACTACAAGCCGTCAGAAGACGGGAACACCTTGTCATATTCCCTTACTGGAACTCCCCTTGCAAATTATTGAGAAGTATAAAGGACTCACCAAAGATGGGAAGTTGCTATTAATGTTGAGCTGTGGACGCTTGAATATCAACTTAAAAAAGATAGCCAACCTTTGCGGAATAGATAAACGATTGATTTTCCATATGGGACGGCATACCTATGCCACTGAGATTACACTCTCTCAAGGCGTACCTATAGAGAGCGTTAGTCGTATGTTGGGACATCGGGATTTACGCTCAACACAGATTTATGCCAAGATCACAAATGACAAAATCAACGAGGATATGAAAGCCCTCGAAATACGAATGGAAAACAAGTATCAATTAGCAAAATGAAATAACACGTAAAATGAGAATTTCAAATAAAAACTCTAAAATTGATAAAGCCATGAAACAGGATAGTGAAAATAATGACAGCAACAACAACAATAACAATAACAACAATATCAAAATTAATAATGATAAAAGCCATGACAACAATAATGACAACAATATTAAAATCAATAATGATAATAACCATGTCAACAAGAATATCAAAATGAATGTCGACAATGATAACAACACAAATAACAACAAGAATAATGACAACCCAAACAAAAAAAGGCGTAGCACTTTTACTGTTTTGTTTTACGTGAATCGGGACAAGATTAAGCAGAGTGGTTTATGTCCCGTTATGGGTAGGATAACCATAGATACAAAAGTAGCCCAATTCAGTACTAAAACAGATGTAGACTCTACTCTTTGGGATACAAAGACTGGCAGAGCCATAGGCAAAAGCAGCCGATCCATTTTGGTAAACCGAGCCATCGATCACTTTACCCAAGAGATAAATAAGTTTTACACCGAGATGGTAGATAAGCAAGGCTATGTAACTGCTGAGCTAGTTAAAAATGCGTTGAACGGTATCGGACGAAAGCAAGAAATGTTGCTAAAGCTCTTTAATGAACACAACCAAGAGTTCAAGCTAAGAGTTGGTGTAAATAGAGTGGAAGATACTTACTCATCTTACTTACGTTCATACCGCCACCTTTTTAATTTCATACAACAAAAATACGGTATGGAAGATATTGCCCTTGACAAACTCAATCTGAATTTTATTGATGCCTACGACTTCTATTTACGTGTTGACAGGCGGATGACACAAAACACGATATTGGGGCATCTGATAGTATTAAAAAAGATGATCCGCAGGGCAGTTCATCAAGGAATACTCAAAGGGGACCCGTTTGTAAGCTATGTATCAGAACAACCCGAAAAACTGTGCAGACATCTGAAATCGGAAGAAATAGATAAAATCATGCAGGTTCATATAGAGTCCAAGAAGGTTTGCCATACACGGGATATGTTCATTTTCTGCTGTTTCACAGGATTGGCATATTCGGATATACGTAACCTTTCTCAAGAAAATATTACAACGCAGTTGGATGGTAGCTTGTGGATTTGTATCAAACGGCAGAAGACGAAAAGTGAATGTAATATCCGCCTGCTTGATATACCCAAACAAATTATCGATAAATACCGAAACGATCGTAAGAGCGATAAGGTGTTTAACTTGATATCACTTGCTTCTATCTGTAGAAACTTAGAGAAAATAGCTGTATTGTGCGGTATAGAGCATATAACCTTTCACATGGCAAGACATAATTTCGGAACGCATATCACCCTTTCACAAGGTGTCCCAATTGAGACCGTTAGTCGAATGATGGGACATAGATCAATAGCCACCACACAAATCTATGCCAAGATCACCAACAAAAAGGTTAACGAAGATATGAAGTTGCTTTCAGAACGAATTACTAACAAATATACTGTCTTTGAGGATAGGACCATGCCCGTAGGCATCAAGCTTAATCAGAATTTTAAACGGAATAAAGAAGAATAACAACAACAAGAAAAATAACAACAACAAGAAAAATAACAACAACAAGAAAAATAACAACAAGAAAAAGGGAAAGACCCTTGTGAATAAAAACCAGTTTACAATCGAGTAGGTAGGGGGATTGCTCCCCCTACCTACTCGATTGTAATTACCAACCAACTGTTGACAGTTACTCAATTGATTCTTGATATCCACTTTCTAACATCTTCTCGATGTCAGATTCCTTATAAAGTATTTTCCCACCCAGTTGAATATAAGCAATCCTACCCTGAGTTCTGTAGTCTTGCAATGTCCTACGGCTGATTTTCAGTTTTTCAGAAACTTCTTTGTCGGTCAAAAACCGTTCTCCATTCAAGTGTGGCTTGCTGTTCTTTACCAATAGGTCGATGTCATCAAGCATCTGTTTCGATGACTTGAAAAAACCCTTAATCCACTGGCTGTCTCTCGTCAATATTTCGTTGTTCATATTTTATTAATTTTAGAGGAAAGCTTTTATTTTGTCAATAATTTACTCATCACTCGTTCTATATCATCCGGTTTGTAATACATTTTGTGATTAACTTGACTGTAAGGCAACGTGCCATTGTCCCGGTATGTTTGAAGAGTTCTTTTTGATATGTTTAAAATTATGCACACATCCTGATTATCCAACCATTTTTTTAATCCTTTGTCTTGCTCGTTATAAAGAGAATCCATTTTTCTTGCCAATGCATCAAATCGATTCATCATAGCCTCGAATGTACGGGCTTCGATATTTACTATTTCCATTTCAAATTACTTTTTACGTGTATAATTCTCTAATTTTCTGTAAATATACACCCTCATTTATAGATATATACACATTGGAATAGCAATGACAGCATTCGGTTATGATTGGCTTCGATTGGCTTTTACATAAATATAAATTGTCATAAATAGGACTGGTTAGAAAAAACAGTTGAATAGTTGAGGATATAACCGCAAAATAGATGAACTACCTGTATTATTATCAAGCGGCAAATGAATAGATAAAATGATGAGTCATCTTATCCAATGAACTATTGTAATTGATTGACTACACAACAAATTAAAAAAAACCAAAACTCTGCCAGAATACTTTAATCTACAACAATGTTTCTTCGGAGAGCATTTGCTAAAAATTCATCTGGATAAATAAGTTGAAATTGTTGAAAGCGAAAAAATCGCCATCATTGCCAGCTGTATAATGCCGGAATTGGTTTGGCTTGCTGCCGGAAACCTAAACGAATTATCTGTTGAAAATGCCATGTTCTGAAAGGGCGAGATGTAATGTTATACCCCGATTTGGGAGCTTTTGAAAAATGGAGTTTAAAAGCGATCGAAATACAAAAACAAAATAATTGCAAAATATCTATATCTACTCTATTAGAAGACGAAGCCACCGATACCGACCGTGCCAATGGATTAGACATTGAAGATTTCATTATTGCTGAATACTGCTGATGCACTAAAGCGTAAATAGATTTAACTAAAACAACAATAGTTCTTTGACTTCTTGATTTTGCACGATTTAAATTTTCTCGTTAACATTGAGCAATGTTACGTTTGTAATGCTTTACATGCTTATTGAACTCATATTGGCTAACGGCATCCAGTACTTAAGAAAAAATAAATTTGCCGGTATGGATGAAAATATATGGTTTTTATTTGAAAATCCACGAAACTACCTTTTTTTAATTCAAATCGTAAAATCAAAGGACGCTTGTATGTTATTGTATATCAAAAAGATATTAAACATTTATAAAATTTAGTGCATCAGCAGTAATTGCTGAACTTAAATCTAAGAAAACTACCTTGGAAATTCAAAGTTATTTCAGACCAAGCCTTCAATCAATGATTGATAAAAACAAGGCTCTATTAATCTTAATTGAGAAATTAGAGTTAGAAGAGATGAAGTACCTTAATTGTTCAGTTTCCACTATTTATGTTTTCTAATAACCATGTTTCTAAATTTACTTCAGGTGCTAGGTATAATCGTTTCTTAATTGTCTTTCTTCTAACATACATCGTGTTTTTACTCATATTAAGTAGTATCAGCGATTCTTGTATCGGCACTTTTAAGCAGATTAATGCAATTACTATTAAATCTGTCTTGCTCAACTCTGTATATTTAATCCTTAGCTCTTCATTCCTATTATCATAAATGTAATTTACCTGATCAATATAATATTGCCATACTTCTATAGATAACATTGCTTGTTTAGCTAACTGGGCATAAAACTCCGTTTGTTTTTCTGTTTGTTGATAGGTTTTTTTTAAATTATTTAATTCAAGGGTATTTGCAATATTCTTTAATAACTTAACTCTCAATATATCCTGTTTTTGCAAATTTCTCATTTGGGCAGTTTCGGCTTCAAATTGAATTTGTTGTTTTTCAAACTTATTTTTAGCATCCTTCCTTTTTTGTCGATTAATGATTAACAACAATACAACCAATACAGTTAGAATGGCAATTGCCAAAAAAGTAATCCAAATTGTTTGAGTTTGACTGGCTATTTTTAGTGCTGCATTTTCCCTCTCTTTTTGTGCTGAATCGTATTGTTTATCAATCCTGTATAGTTGGCTGTGTATATTTTGTTGGAAAGTTGAATCACGAAAAAGATATGATCTCTCCAAAAAAAGATATGCTTTTTTATAGTCATTTCCATTTTTCGCAATCAATGCAGCTGCATGTAACCCTATTATTTTATAGGGTGTATTAGCAGTATCAGCTAACGATATATTAAGATAGTATTTAGCGGAATCCAGCTTATCTAATTTTGAATAAACATAGGCTAAATAGGCTGCATTATAAGGCTTGTTTTGCGGGAAGTAGCTATATCCCCTTAGTATGTATTCTTTCGATCTAAAATAGTCAGTATCATATAATAATTCACCTTGTCGTACCATTATGCAGTAATAATTAATAGTATCATTTGATTGTGCAGCCAATTTCAACGCAATATTTGAATAGTACATTATACTGTCAAAGGGTTTATGGAGTTGATAGTACATATCTGATATTTCCCTGTAAGCATAAGCCTCATATTTTCTATTGTTGGCTCGATGAAAATATGTCACTGATTTATTAAAATAAGCGAGGGAATGATTGTATAGTTCATCAAGGGAACAAATACTACCAATATGAAATGCAACTAATCCATTGAGGTTATTTTCAGTTGTTCCTTTCAGTGCCTTTTTTGCCTCTTTAAAATAAAATAAAGCTTCTTTGTTTTTATTTTGCAAACTACAGAAATACCCCAACAAATAATAAGAAGTTCCTCTATATTTAGGTAGATTGGTTTTCTCGTAATACTTAACAGCTATTTGCAGTAATGAATCGGATTTAATTTCCTTTTGTAATTTAAATTGGGCATAAGTATATTGTAAACACCACGCGCTATAATCAGCTTTTGATAATTTTTCGGGTTGGCGGATAGAAGACAAAAGAAAATACGCACTGTCTGGTTTTGTTTCTAGTAACTTTTCTGCTTTCAATATAGTTTTGTTCTGTGTATAATGAGATTGACAAGAACAAAAAAACATAATTAATAATATACTCCAAATTGATTTCATATTCTTTTCTCCCTTTAAATTAATTTTAATGTTATAGAATTATTTCACTTTTCTTGACTAATGTATGTAGGATAACTGCCAAAATATAACCGTTATTTATATAGTCAAAAATTCGCTTACCCTAATTCAAAAATTTAATATCTATATATGTTTGATAATTAGCATTTTGTAAAATATCGATATTTTAATTCTTACCTCACTATTTTTTGGCAAAATCAATTAACCAGAATAACTTTGGGTACAAAAATAAACAATTATTTCCAACATTTTAAAACTAATATTATGAAACGAACATTTACACTTTTATCTTTTCTTATTTTCTTAGTTAGTGTCACATTTGCTAACACTACACAGATTGAATTATTTCAGAACCCTACTCCTCCTGGTCCAAAGCCACTCTCACTAACTTATCATCCCTTATCAGCAACAATTGATGAAACTGACTTAGCAGTTTATTTCGACTGGTCAGTAGGAAATGCTACAATTACAGTTTATGATGAAGCTAATAACATTGTTCATCAGGAAGTTGTCAACACAAGTTCTACAACTGAAGTATACATTAACAACACAGCCTGGTCTAGTGATGATTATACGCTTAAAGTAAGTTATGGTACAACTAATCTTATTGGATACTTTAATATCCCTTGAAAAATATAGCAGTACTCTCATCGAGTTAGTATTTGTGATAGTGATATTTATCAAATGAATGTGCTGCTATTTTCAAACAATTGATGCTTTTCAATTTAAATAACATTGATTGATTTAATAAATTTTGCGTCTCAAAAAGAACTCTTATTAAGTAAATGATAGTAGAAAATGAATATGACCGGACAAGAAAATATTGATCTATACTCAGAATTCTCATTATTGATGAATGACTTTCAAGCACCAAACATTATTAAAACGAAGTTATTAACTGATGCGTTTAGTAAACACAACTTTTATGTAACACTTCCTTTTGAAATTTCAAAACTATATTCTCAATCAGTGATTAATCAAGAGAAATTGATTAAGTTGTCATTTTATTCCTATTTGTATTTTTCTTCAATTTTATGTTTTGACAAATACTATGACAGTCAGATAGATGTCGTCAAGAATAAGGAT